GATGAACTGGATGTTGGTATTGTAGCATTCACCAATCTATCACATGATCCACACTGGGACAAACGCACGATCGATCGCGAGCACGTGCTCTCGTGCGTACGCGGGCACGATAAAGTAATAGCATTAGGTGGATTAGTTTCTAAGATACTAACTAAACTTGGTGTGGATCACTTTACGCTACCACATCCTTCCCCTCTTAATCGTCAAATAAACGATCCAGAATTTATTTCAGATAAATTGAAAAAATGTCGTAATTATTTGAATTTGGGGGTTTACATTTAATTGGTAAACCGATATATTAGATGTATCAAAAGGAGAATCCGAATGGCTTATACATTTTCAAACGACATTATCTCAGACCTACACAAAGATGCATATGGCTTTCGCCCAACACAACGTTTCTTCGATGACTGGAAATCATATACAGATGATGAAAAACAAGAGGTTTGGGATTCTTTAGTTGCAACTATGGAATATAACCAAAAGGAAGAAGCTCGTATTGAAGCTGAAAACCTAGTAGAATTCCGTCAGCGTGTTCGTATGGTTATGAACCTAATGTCTTGTAATTGGAAAAAAGCATTAGAGACATTGGCCAAAGCCGAAGAGATCGATCTTAACTATGAGTTCGATTACTTCTTATGGAACCAAGGGATTGGTTTTGCTGATCGTCGAAACATCCAGAATTTATTTTCAAAATAAATGAATTATGGGGTTTACAAACAATTCGAAATATCTTAAGATAGTGTATATCAAATAGGAGAATATATTATGGCACATATGGTTGAAACAATGGCATACGCAGGCGAACTACCTTGGCACGGTCTAGGTGAAAAGGTCTCTAACGATCTTACACCAGTTCAAATGATGCAAAAGGCTGGAGTGGATTGGGAAGTTCACGCAGTCGAGTCATTCGTAGAATTCAATGGCGAAAAAATGCCCACCGGTCAAAAATCACTTATCCGTGGTTCAGACGGTCGCATCCTCACCAACATCGGTGAAAACTGGAACCCAGTCCAAAACGAAACCGCCTTCGAATTCTTTTCAGAATTTGTTCTTGCTGGTGATATGGAAATGCACACAGCAGGTTCATTACGTGATGGTGAATATGTTTGGGCACTGGCAAAGGTCAAGGAATCATTCGACGTATTCGGCGAGGATACTATTGATTCTTACTTGCTCTTTAGTAACCCTCATAAGTATGGCAAATCAATCGATGTTCGCTTCACACCAATCCGTGTGGTTTGCAACAATACATTGACTATGTCCTTGGAAGCCGAATCTAAAAATAGTGTACGTCTTTCTCACCGTACTGAGTTTAACCCAGATATGGTAAAAGAAACCCTTGGTATTGCCCACGAGAAATTTGCTAAGTACAAAGATATGGCTCAGTTCCTTGGATCACGTAAGATCGATGCTGAATCACTTATCCAGTACTACAACACAGTGTTCCCAAACACATCTCGTACAGAAATGCCTAAGGAGGTTAAGACTTACGAAGATCTATCTCGTAACGCTAAGCTTTGCTTCGATGTTATCGATACACAACCAGGTGCAGAATATGCACAAGGTACTTGGTGGCAGGCATTTAACTCTGTCACATTTGTTACCGACCACGTACAAGGTCGCAACAAAGATAACCGTCTACACTCTCAGTGGTTCGGTCAGAATGCAGCACGTAAGGTTGTTGCAGCAGAAAAGGCAGTCGAATTCGCGACTGCCGCTTAACTTAAATCTAAGGAAATATATTATGGAAATTATTCTTGAAACTGGAAAAGAAACTCTTACACTAGAGGTAGAACGTTATCAACCCCAATCAAAAACGTATGTATGTAGTATATTAGAAGATGACAATGGTGATTGTGATTGGCTAATAATAGATGAAGAAGATATTCAGATTCGACATGGGCATGAGCTACATCTTTATACGGATACTGCTGATTTCGTCGGAGGGGGAAATTTCGTTCGACCAGTAAATAACGACCGCGAGAACGATTTACTTGCTGAAAGCCTTCCGACTAATAGATTTACTTGGGATAACTATGAAAAGTTCTACCAAGAATCTATTGATAATAATCTAACCTTTGCAACCTTTAATGATTTCGCTAATCACTTTGATATTCAAGGGTTCAGATTCTGTCCCAAGATTACGGACACAAATAAAATGAAACGAAATAAATCTTTAGCCCAAAAAGGCGCAAAACGTCTTAAAATTAAACGTGGTGTCGATTTTGCAGATATCATTCTCGAATATCGGAATGCTGCTTAACCATGACCAAGTACGTTCACGATAACCATGTTCACGTATATTACCTGAATGAGGGTATTTACGGAACGACTTTAAAACAGTATAGTAAGGACGACGGCGTTCCTGCATCTAAGATAACCTTGGATGCAGACGCTGTGGTTAAATTCAAAGAGATGCTTGCAAGAGGAGGATGGTATGAATCAACGGCGGGGTAAAACACATAAGGCAGCATTAGGTGACGGTCTACAGGATATGAAACTAAAAATGTTTTTCAAAGATTGCGCAGAGGTCTTAGATGCTGACGGTCAGGAGGATGCCGCCTTTTACTTCCATCAAATTGTAGAACACCTTATGGCTGGTAAGTCCTTACCGCACGATAATAAACGTGAGGCAGCAAGAATCTTAGGGGTGTGACACTTTATATACACATTTGAATTATAGCGGTACCGTTGCGAAGTCGGCGGTACTTTTTTTTATAATTACTCATAAATGAAACAGGAAGTAGAAATGGGTAACACAAAACTATGGAAAAGGGTAAAGAAGATGGATCTAGGTAATCCTGTAATTACAGCTCTGGTCGGGTTGGTAATCTTTTATATTGGCCTTAAAACCTTTTCTGGAGGTATGAAGTCAATGGGTAATATGGACCACCTTCAATTCTTTTTAGGTAATCCAATTTATATGTTTGTTGGTGGCATCGTTATGACTTTGCTATGGCAATCATCATCCCTGTCGACTACGGCAATCATTGCTTTGGTCGCATCAGGTGCTTTACCTCTTCCAGCTGCAGTTTCTGCAGTACTAGGGGCTAATATCGGAACAACTGGAACAATATGGTTAGCGGGAATGTTCGTATCCGATGGTTTGCCGAAAGGTGATACACTACGAATAGCTATGGCACACACCGGAATGAACTTACTTATGGCATTAGCACTGTTACCATTCGTAGGACAGATTGCTAGATTTCTTGGTAGGTTTTAAAAAAATTCATAAAAAATGAAAAAAGTTCGGGGGGCGGGGGTTTACATTCCCGCCTTTATACATTATATTAGTATTATCAGAAGGAGATACTAGTATGATTATTAAGTCTGACCGCACAAGCTCTTATATCGCAACTGTCGATCTAAAAGATCCTAGTGATCAAGCATGGATTAAAACAATCCGTAATGCTGTTAAGGATCTAAATGCTTACCACAAATCAAAGGGTAGGTCTTTGCGTCAATACGTAAAGCTTCAAGGCCGCGGACACCGTATGGGTGTAAGTCGTTACAATCAATCACTCCCTTTGGAATATGCTGACACAGCAGACATTTACGTATATAATCGTTAATCACTCCGCCCGAGGGTAACACCTCGGGTTTTTTGTGTATTATAAATATATAAATACACTAAAAACTATTGGAATTCCTATGATTCGTTTCAAAGATTTTCTATCGGAGGGAGCTGCTATGTTTGCAAAAATGACCCGTGCTGAATGGATGAAGTATGGGGACAAACGGCCGAACGCTCTAAAAGATGCGATTGCAGCTAACAATCCTATTCCTGATATTAATGGAAATAACATTGTTGTCCTGAATACAAAACAAAACATGAATGCTATCGATAACTTTACCAAGAGTAAAGACACTGTATTCTTCCTTAATATAAAAGGTGGTAAAACTGTTCAATCGAATCTCATAGGTAAGTCACCGATATTTGGTGGTGCAGGTAAAGGAGCTGGTGCAACCGGTGCAACAGCTAACGGCGAAGCATTACAATGTCTATATCTTGCAGCGCTACAGGGTGAGGGAACAAGACACGAATTCTCACACTTTACTCCAGATCTATTAAATAAATATGCTGCCAAGATCGACACTGATAGAACATTCGATGAAATGATGAGCTCTACAGCAGATTGGCACGTATCCGCTTATGTAACAGGTAAAGCTCTAATCGATAAAAAATATGTTGGCAAGGACCATGTATTCCATCGTGGTTCAACCGCAATGAATAACATTTATAAAATGAAGGCTAAGGCATTTAAAGCAGATAAGAAACCACCACTGAACAATGATAAATGGAATCCTGGTGATATCTGGGCTATTAAAAAGAATGTAGACCTAAACAAAGTACTCGATGCATCTAGTGTAATGAACTTGAACGCCACACTGAAACAGGCGTTCCTAGATCGTACTATTGTTGGTATATCGCTGAAGCAGATTAACAACCTGAAAAAGAAAGCCAAAGCGACAGATTATAATCTTGACGGTGTCGAACTGGGTAAACATACCTACAGCCACTCTTTATTAAAAGCTTCTACTAGAAACGCTACATTCTGGTCATTTAAAGGCGGTTATATATACTTCGACAGACAAAAGAAAATGGATGTTAGAGCACCCACAGCATTGGGTGCATTAAACGTAGAGATTCAAGGTACAGGTGCAAGAGGCGGTAGAGCTGGTTATGGCGCTATCGTATATGCAGCTAAAGAATATTTAGGTATAACTCTAAAAGATAATAATTCATTAAAGGCCGCAGCACGTAAAATGGCAGGCGGTAAAGACGAAAAGGCTGCTAAGGATCTCTGGAAGAAAGCTAATTCTATTCATTCGGATATCGAGTGGGATGCTTTTTGGGAAGAACTAAAGAAATCTGCAGTTGATCGTATTCATGCAAATTTGGCAGCAACAGAAATCATCTATGCAGTTGATAATGCTGCTAAATCTAAGCGTGACGAGTTTATATCTTATCTAGTTAATATGGCTGGGTCAAAGACCTCTGACTCTTCAGTGTACGTAAAATTAGAGGCCGGAGGATAATATGGCTGTTACCAATTACCTTGATAATTCAGAGTTAGCTGAAAGAATACAGTTATCCAACGGACAATTAGTTAAAACATCCTTTATACATAAATTTGGTGCTGTTCCAGCTATGTCACAGAACCAAACTGGTACTATATGGGATGTAAATGACACCTTATATCCTTGGTCGGCTCTTTCCACCCCTTTAGCAGTTAACATCGAACGTAATGATGTTGCAGATGATGGGCACACTGTAACAGTACAGGGTTTAGATCAGGATTGGAATTTCCAATCTGAAGATATTGTTATTAACGGCGCAGATACAACTGGGGTTAAATTATTTCGAAGAGTAAATCGGGCATTTTGTACTGCAGGAGGATCCACTAATACTGGCGATATTGATATTGAAGCGGGAGGCATCGGTGGAACAACTATTGCCAGGATTAATGCTGGTAAGGGTCAAACCTTAATGTCGGTATATACTGTACCAGCTAAACACACAGCGTATCTGCATCAGGGCATGTGCACTGTTCAAGCTGGTGCTGATGCTACCGTAGATATGTTTGTTAGATATGAAAATCAAGAAACATTCAGGGTAGGTCATTCATTCGAAGTTTCTGGTACAGGTGGTCCATATCTATATCCATTTACAGTTCCAATAAGGATCCCAGAAAAAAGCGACATAGATGTGAGGGCAACGATGAGATCTAACAACGCTAGGATTACTGCAGCATTTGATATGGTATTAGTGAGGAAATAATGGAAAGCTTTAAAACAACCATAACAGAATCTAAAAACACACATATGACCCATATCGAGGATAAGGTTATCTATGGTGGTGTAAAAGGTACACGACAAGCAATAGAAGCCTTACGTAGTCTAAGAGACATGCTAAGAGGTGAACATGACGGTAATGTATCTGTTAAGTGGGATGGCGCTCCTGCTATTTTTGCTGGCACTGATCCACGTGACGGCAAATTCTTTGTCGCCAAAAAGGGAATCTTTAATAAAGATCCTAAGGTATATAAATCTGACGCTGACGTGGATGCTGATACTAGCGGCGATCTGGCTGTTAAGCTTAAGCTCGCATTAAAACATTTACCAGAATTAGGAATTAAGGGCATTATCCAGGGTGATTTTTTATATGGACCAGGTGATATTAAAAGGAAAAAAATTAATGGTGAGGACTATATTACTTTCCACCCTAATACTATCGTCTACGCTGTACCTGCTAATTCTCCATCCGCTAACGCAATTAGAATGGCCAGAATCGGAATCGTCTGGCACACCACTTATCGGTCCTCCAATCCAAGTGGGGGTTTTGCCACCTATCGGGCAGACTATGGAGTCGACGTTTCCTCGCTAAAGAAGAGTAAGAACGTTTGGTCGCAGGATGCAATGTTAAGAGATCTAACCAAAGCAACAATGAGTAAGAAGGACACTGATTATGTTAACTCGAATCTTTCAGAAATCGGAAAACTATTTAACCAGATTGCTGGGACTACCCTCAGGGAACTCGAATCACATCCGGAGCTACCGCGCCTCATTGAGCAATTCAACAACAAGTACGTTAGAAAAGGCCAAGTCCCTGGAGATTCAAGACGACACGTATCAATGCTCATTAGGTGGATCAGACTTAGATATGCCAAAGAGATAGCTAAGAGAAGCAGCGAAAAGGGTAAAGCCACCCAACGTGATAAGCTAAAAGCTATATTAGATTTTTTCTCAGAGAACAATAAAAAATCACTAGAAAAGATGTTTGAACTACAAAAATTGATTGTTCTTGTGAAATTAAAACTTATAAATAAGCTTAATACTTTACAAAATATTTCAACTTTTGTGAAGAGTAAGAATGGATTTAAAGTAACGGGTGCCGAAGGCTATGTTGCTATTGACAAATTAGGTGGTGACGCGGTGAAACTTGTTGATCGTATGGAGTTCTCATACAACAACTTTTCGCCAGATATATTAAAAGGATGGGATAAACCAACGAGGAACTAAATGGCAAAGGTCAGTTTTAAAGATTTTACACCAGTAGATTATATGCCGGGCGAAGATGAACTAATTAAGCGTCAGGCAAAGAAAAGAAAAATGGATACACCAACAGGCAACACAGGGGAATCTGTAGAGCCAACGGATGAAGCTCTTACAATGGCACAGCGCCGTAAGAAAGCTCGTACCATGAGAAAATATCAATCAAGATTAAAAGTAGGTCGTAAGAAAGCCCAAGCAAAGATCGCTAGCTCTAAGGTTCTAGCGAAAAGAGCCCAGAAGGCTGCTCGTAAAGCTATGGCTAAAAAGCTTACACAAGGTATTGCTAAAAGAGACCTCACCCCATCGAGAAAAAGAGAGATTGAAGCCCGCCTAGATAAAATGAAGGGTCGGGTAAATCGGTTGGCAAAGAAACTATTGCCAGGAATCAGACGATCAGAAATGGGTAAAAAGCGCGGTTGATATGTTTAATAGTTTTTCACAGTTTTTAGTAGAAGAAGAAAAGACTGTATTCTATACGTTCGGCAGAATGAATCCGCCGACGATTGGTCATGGTAAGTTGCTTGATGTTTTATCGCAGAAGGCTGGGTCTAATCCATATAGAATTTTTCTATCCCAGTCTCAGGATAAAAATAAAAATCCTCTAAAGTACCAAGAGAAGATTAAATTTGCTAGGAAGTTATTCCCTAAGCATGCTAGATCTATTATGTTAAACAAAAAGGTTAATAACCCTATGGCAGCTGCATCTGCACTGTATAACGAAGGGTTTATTAATCTTGTAATGGTGGTTGGATCGGATCGAATCCGAGAGTTCGATATACTTTTAAATAAGTACAACGGGAAAAAAGCTGCACATGGTTTTTATAACTTTAAATCGATTAAAGTAATCTCTGCAGGTGAAAGAGATCCTGATGCAGAGGGTGTTGAAGGTATGTCAGCATCCAAGATGAGAGGATTTGCAAAGGATAACGACTTTGTATCCTTCTCACAAGGACTACCTAAAGCAGTATCTAATCCCGACGCTAAGACTTTATTCAATACGATCCGTAAGTCTATGGGGTTAAAAGAGGCTAAGAAGTTTAAGAACCACGTACAACTAGAACCAGTATCGGATCTACGTGAGGCTTACATTCGAGATAATATATTTGAAAAGGGTGAGCAGGTCGTAATGACTAAGCACGGCATCGTCGGTAACATCCAACATCTCGGTACGAATTATGTTATCGTAGAATCGAAAGGGGAGACTTGG